AGTGAGGCTGTATCTAAAGTGAACAGAGCGGCTATAACTATAATAACATCTACTCCTGATAATCCAGTAAATGTGCCTAAAAGTGACTCCATAGATCTTTGGACAGTTCTAGCGTTTCGGTCTACCTTTTGTTCTTTCACTTTTGTTTCTTCAACCTGCACACTAATGTTGTCTGCTTCAGAATTAATCATTGATAAAACCATATCCGCAAAAAGCGCATTTTTCATATTTCTAGTTATTTGTGAGCCATTCGTTATAGTGTCATCATATTCTACCAAAGCTAACAAAGTATTATTTTCGTTAATTTTTTCTTGTTGTTCCTCTTTTTGCTTTTCTATTTGTCCTTTTTGTTTTTCTGCTTGTTCCGCTAAACTCAAGCTCTTGGTTTGAGGCTGTTGCTCGGGAGGCTCTGTCGTGCCAGCGAATACTTTTTGCGTTTGTACACGAACTTTATTTGTATCAGCTATTGTCTTATTAACAAATTCATCTATTTCAAACAACGATTTAAACAACTCACTTATCAGCTCTAGGGTTATCAGATTAAAATCTCCCCTCCCTAGACCAACCACATCTTCTATCTCTTGTTCTGCGTCCGGGCCCTCTGGATCTACCCCTAAAGTTCTAGCAAAGTTTGCATTTACACTTGCTTGGGTCACGGTGTTTTGGACGCTGTCTCTCTTTAACCTTAACAAAATTATCAACTCTATAAGGGGCCTTCGGTAAGTTATTTTTTCTTGAACAAAATTCTTAATAAAAAACGCCCCAGCTACTCTTCTGCTTTGTGGAAAGATGCCAAAATTTCCGTCAGAAAACATAGGGAACAAATTACCACTAGGTCTTGCGGTATTTTTGTTAGTACTGATACTGCTTAATATATTAAACCTATTATTGTCCAAAAAAGTAAGAACAACTTCATCATCGGGAGTGGTTGTAAAAGCCGCTTCTCTTGCGTTTGTTTCTCCCAGTATTTCCCTTACCTTTGTATTATTTTCATCAAAAGAATGTAAATTTCCATTGTTGAATCTAGAAAACGCTTTAGGGCTGGTAGAAAGAGCCGGCAAGCCCAACGCTCTGTAAAACGCATTTATTCTAGACTCAGCTTTTTTCGCAGGAATGTTCTTTTGTCTGGGATCAGCTTTTGTAGAACGTATCCCGTCAACAATCCGTAAAGCGGATGTGCTAAATTTTTCAAAATCCCTAAGTGCCATTACTTATTACTCGGCCCCCTCTCAGAAGTTGCGCCCACCTCAAGCACCGAACCTGAAGCTTTTGATTTTCTTCTTCGTGCAGGCAACACAGCCTCAGATACAAAGTTAACCGTTCTAACTGCCGTTGTGGTCGTTAGATTAACAAAATCAATTAGAGGCACTCCAGATATTCTTGCGGTTATGTTCGCGGCGCCCGGCTGAATTGACGTTATAGGAGCAGTTATGGTTCCGTTTTCATTGTTTACTGTTTGTGGACCAATAGTTCCAAAATCTGTAAACAAGTCTAAAGTGACGGCCGCTAGAGAGGAAACTGGAAGATTTTTAATCAGAAAAACTCCAGCAATATCCCTGGGGGTAACTATTATGGTTGCAAAATCTTGACCATCGGCTATAGCTACATTTTTATCTACTTCAAACAAACTATTGTTTCCATCAACGCTTCTATTTACAAGAGAATTAAGCTTATCATTCAAACTGTCCAAGAAGTCGTTAGTCAAATCTAACATAGCATCTCTAACATCTTCTAAACATTGAATATCATCCTCGAATGGTGGGACATCTATTCTACTTATACAATCTCGTACACTACTCTGCACATCACCCTCCTTTCCAATTAAAGCGACACTAGGGTCTCCAATCAAGAAGCCATTAGGGCCTACAATGCGATCGACAACTACATTGTATTCTTCTAATAGGGTAGCTGATTCGGGATTCTTATCCAGTACCGAAGTGTTTAGATCATATAAATCCGCTACCGCATTTTTAGCATTTGAAACATCTGGGTGACAACCTAAACTTAAAATACCCTGCATAACTAACATATCATAATCTGGCAGTATTTCATAATCTATTGTTCCAATAAACAGAGGTCCCAAGGGACTGGTTATTTTAAAACTAGTTCCGCTAAAACTTAAAACAGGAACTATAATCTCAAGAGCCGATCCTCTTCTACCTGTTATACGCACCTTAAACAAAGATCTGCCCAAAGTACTTCCAGGGGGTCTAGCGTAGTTAACAGGCTCATCTAATAAACATGCCAACTGCTCTTCTAAACTTTCTTGAAATTGACCTAGCTCTGCAATCTCTTGGTTGATTGTGGCTACTTGAAATACAAAACCAGGCGCGCAATCACCAAAGGAAGTTACAAACATAACGCCAGGCCCACGTGGAGCTTGATCTCTAAAGGATATTAGTGGAGGGCATATTTCATCGTTACAACAAGAAGTATCTTCTATTGCAGCAAATGCTACCGGGGAATCAAATGTAACACCGATAGTACGGTTTGCTTCCTCCTGATTGCCGCCCTCACATGGAAATCCTGCTACTAACCTAAGAATCAAAAAGATTAATTCTAGTATAGGTCCCGCTACTTTAAGAATCCCCATTTTCTGAATCAAGGTTTCTAAAACACTTTCGAATTTTGCTTCAGCTGCATCAAGAGTGGCTTGAGCTACATCATCTGGCGTATCAAATATAGTGGTTAATCTTTCTATATTTTTTATTATCAGCTCTATCGTAGGAATCAATTCAGTCTGAATAAAGAAAACTATTCCAATGAGGAGTTTAATAACGCTCAACAAAAGAACAATACCAGCTGATGGTGGGAATAAAGATATAAACGGAGGAATCCATTTCTCAAATAACCTAATAATAGCTGGAACAAGACAAAAGGGATTCCCAAAGCAGCATATTATTTCAATAATTCCTCGTATAATACCCAATATAGGTAACAATAACGAGTAAGCAGAAATAAACGGACTCAATATAATCAATAGAGTATTGATTACTGTACCCATATCGCCACCTTGAGCGGGATGTGCTTTTCCTTCTGTTTCAGTTCCACCTGGAAACTGAAAGCTTACTGTATCGTCACTATTAGCTTCAGCCACATCATGAGGCTGCGTACCTGAGTCGTATGGAGCAGTGAAGTTTCCACCTGCCGCGTCTAACACAGCCTGTAATAATGCCGCTGCTTCTGTTCCTGGATCTATAACTGCCATTTCTTTTCCTTATGTAAACTGTGGAGAACCTGCTCTCACTATTATTGTCTCTGAGCTGATTACCTGTCTAGTATCTACGTCACCCTCACCATATATGAATACCAACTCACCGTTAAGCAGTAATCTAGCTCCGCTATCTAAAATCATATCGCCGCTAGACTTAAAATACATATTACCCTGTACGTCTAAAGTCATACCACCTTCATCTATGATAATTTTTTGCGGAGTACCTGATCCGCCCAGCAAACCAGGCTTATTAAGATGAATCTCAAGTCTTCCTGGTCTACTTGAATCATCGCCAAAACGGCTATCACTAACATCCGTGCCACCACCACCGATTTGTATTATCACAGTTCCATCTGATTGATGTATTATGCTTCTACCATTTCTATCTGCTCCGTAATGAGATATAACCGAGCCTTGTGTGTCAATAACCAAAGATTTTCTATCGACTGTATCTGCACCAATAGACATTTCCATGCTACCATCTAGGTTTAGATTCATACTACGGCCGCCTGCATTTGCTTCGGAAGTCCCATTAAGATCGGGAATCTTATTAGTTACAGTACTAGATACTGGCCCAGCACGCGTGGCACCAGCTAGCTTATTTGAATCAGTTACAGATCCAGAATCAATAAGAGATTTAGCTACTCTTAAGATATCGTGGTAAGCTGTGCCAACCGTAACCGAAGAACCATCCACTGTTTCGGGCCTGTAATTCGAGTTCTTTATCGTGGTGCCAACAAAATTATTGCCGGATTTAGCGCCAAACTGCTGTATTCTAATATCTTTTCTATCCGGATCCTTAAAAGCACCACTATCTGGGTTTTCTGAATCTCGTGAAGTAAAGTACCTACTTAATACAGGAATATTGCCAGTTTCTGATGAAGCCGGTATGTTTATTTTGGTTAAACCTTCAGCATCTACATCAACCGACCATCTGCTGAAGTTCTTAGCATTATCTCTCGACTTATCATTTTCCGTAGGCTCAGAGGTACTAATGGGCTTTCTGGTATTTATCTCATAGTGAAATTTAATAGAGCGCCTGTGATGATCGTAAGCTCTTCTTAGCCCAGCAGAATCGTTACCATCAGATTTGATATCGGTAACATCAGGCATTGCTATTATATTTCGATTTATATCTAATACGTTGCCATATATATCTACCAATGTGCCTTCAACCTTCTCTATCAAATGATTGTAGTTTCTCAGATTCAGGTTGAGCACATCAGTCCTGCGATTTTCTCTCGCAGATACGTTTCTTTGTAATACGCCTATGTTATCTGAAGTTTCGTCGTGTGAATCTACTTCTCGTTCAAAATCTTTTACGTTAAAGCTATCAGCGTACTCATAAACTACTCCTCTCTTTTCGACCAGCGCTGGATTTCTTAGAGTTCTTCTTATCAGAGTTGTAGTTCTGTTATCTACTATGTTGCTGGGAAATCTACCCACAACTTTCAATAGATCATCATATGACTCAGCATCCAAAAAGTTTCTTGTAGCGGTGTCGTTAGAACTTTCAGTGGTATTAAGATCCCGACGAATTAAACCTTCAGTACATCTTCCCGCCTCACTAAAACTGTACCTTTGATCTACACGAGTAAAAAGTGCCTGGCAATTACGAGAGAGTTCAAAGTCTCCGAAAGAAGAGCCTGCGCCAGAATCCATACGTATATTACCATTAGCGAGAACAAACATGCTGTTTCCCGCGTTGCCTTTAATAGCAACCTCGCCAGGTTTACATGCAGGGTAAGGGGTCTCATCAAACCTTAGATCCGTTGATCCGTCTAAATCAAAGAAGAAATTATGGTCTGGTATAGTGCCCAAACAATACCACTTTTCTCCTGGACCTTTAGATACAAGGATAAGAGAATCCTGTTCAATCCCTACTAATACCCCTCCACCACGGCCAGCATGTGGATGTGGAAGCGTTGTTCGATATGTTTGATTATCGATTTTGTCAATAAACTCAAAATCGATAAAGGTACGCCCGACGTTTCTAACAACGCCAGTCCTAACCATTACATTAAAATTTACAGCAGGCATAGATCAACACACCTCTTGATCAAACTCTATACTAATTTCCACCGAGCCTACAGGATTTCCTCCTGTTGATACATTATATACTTCTTCTTTAGGGGTCTTTCCTTTAATTGCCTCTTGATTATCTTCCCCCAAATCTGAAAGATTTATTATAGGGTCTATTTGAATTTGATCGCGATTAAGCGGCGGGAAATCTTTTTGGTTTAACGAAATCGGATCGCCCTCTGAACCAAATCCTGATGCTGCCTCACTACTAGAAACAAAACCTGCTATTGGATTAGTAAACCAGTCTTTTACGGTTTGTAACCTTTCTTGTACAAGGCTTTCATCTAAAATAGGCTCAATGTCAGTTTTAAAAGATCTTAATATTACTTTGTTAAAAATACGCGAATCTTTCTGGAAGTTGATCCGTAACAACGCATTTTTAAGCTCTTTTAGATTTGCCGCGCCAATATCTCCTTCCACCATTTCTTTTAAAACACTGCCTGAAGTAAAGTTTTCGCTAAGATTAGGAAATACAATAACTCCTACGCATCTACCAGCTTCTGGAACCGCAGTGTCGCGCAACGTAAACGATGTATTAAACTCTCTTTGATTCTTAATTAGATTCTTTCCAATGGCATCAAGAGGCGTGGGTATAAATTCACCCAATGGATGACCATATCTCAAATCTAACTTTGTAGTATAGGCTCCGCTGCTGTATGAAAAGCTATGACTAACGCCATACACATAATACAACATATCGCGAGAGTTTATGTAAACTACATCGCCTAACTGATAATACTCATTTCCAACTAAAGTGATTGTAGCTCTAACCACATCTCTTCTTTGTCTGGTCAAAAGCATCAAGGCATACGGAGCACACTGTAATTCGCCGCTCTTGAAAAACGGCTTGGTAACAGCATCTTGACTACGCCAACCATATTGTTTCCATAAATCAAAATCTGTGGCTCCCGCCCATATTAAAGGCACTCCACCAATTTCTCCAGGACTCTCTCCTATCAGATCTTCTAGCCCAGTAACATCCACACGACAATTAACGTTTTTATCACTTTCCGTAAACTGATAATCAATGATTTGATCATCAAATATTATATACCTACTTGCAGAGCCCGGCCCTAAGAAATCATTAAAATCATCTTCTATTAAATCACCAAAGGGCTCGGTTATTTCAGCTATATCTCCAGAATTAAGTGTTGTGCCAAAACTTCTATTAGGAGATCTTGCTGTGCCTTCGTTGGCATTTTGGGTTTCGGTGTTTTTTAGTTTTTCTAAAACATCACCTACGCGTTGTCGTTGTCCTACCTTCTGGAGCAAACGATTAAAAGTAGTAACTCTATTGGTAGAAGAATTAACTACACTAGGATCATTCAATTGATTAATCTCTTCAGAAATTTTTTCTATCTCTTTGCCAGTATCTGCCACACTACGAGTTCCAATTAAGGTGGCCTTCTGATTGCGAAAACTTTGAATAGCATCAACGATACTAGCAAGCTCTAGCGGATCGTCTGTCACTAACTCAAAAGGTGTAAACAAAAAAGTTGCTATAGGGTTAGTGTCCGCGGGAGAAGCTTCATTTGATACACGGCCGACGACACCAAAAAGTAAAAGATTAAGTATCTTAATATCAAGATCTAATACCTTCGCTTCTTGTTCTAAAGACTCACGTCTAGATTGAAAAAAGTTTGAAAAGAAAGGAGGTGCTATGCCGCTTTGTTTCTGTTCAGTCAACACAATCATTTTAACTAACAATGATAGGGGCAACTTATTATATTTGGGCGTGCGTAATCGTATGTTTCCTTGAGTATCACAAAAAAATTCCAAATCAAAAACCTTTGCCGCCTCTAAGCATATATCCTTAGGGTGTCTAAACTGACTATTCCAAATTGGAATTTCGCCCGAAGCAAGATTAATAGCAAAAGCCTGCAGATCTAGATCTTTATCATAATCATCAGACACAATAAACAGATTAGTATCAGTATTTAATTTAACACTCAACTGAGGTCTAAACTGCATGAGTTTAGAACGAAGCTTGGCATCTTTTCCTCCTTTGCTCACAGCATCACTATCTGCCGCACTAGTATCTCTAGATTCATCAAAAACTATATCGTCGTCATAAACTCTCAGGCCGGTATCGCTATTATCAGCTATAGATTGGGTAAACGCATCAGATAACTCAATAAGCTTATTTTCCTTATCTTGTATTTTAGCTGTTAAATCAATGAGTCCAGGACTACCTGGAGGAGATTGATTAAGCAAATCCCGATCTCTGGCAATCTCAGAGTTCAATTTTTTTATTTCGTTATTATCTCTAGTAAGATCTGTTTGTAGAGCCAATCTCTTAGCCATTTGCTCACGACTTATTTGATAATCCTTGAATGGTTGAAAGTTTCCAAGTGCTCTATTAGTGCTTCTTGTTATGTCAAAGAAGGAATGAAAAAAGCTCTCAGGATTATTTCCACCGCCGGGCACAAAAGTCCCTACGGATGCAGCGTTAGTAAAAAAGGATTCGTAGTTATGTGGCACACCAGTAACCAACAAACTAATAACATCCGCAATATCCAAGTTTGCAAAGGGATTGGCTGTAACTGTTATACCAACCTCTCTCCTTATCCTTGAAAGTTCGGAACTATCACCGGTTAGCGCGGTTCTTAAGTTTATCTCTCTAGTAGCAACGATTATTCCTTGTTTCCATTTGTATATAAGACCAGGGGCATGTTTTCTTTTTGCGAACGCCACATCCGAATCACCAATGGATACAAAATCTTGTATTAAATTAGTAAGCTCGTCAACTTTTTCACCAGAATGATCACCGCTATTGAAATATAGATTGTTTCTAATACGTAGTCTGTTTTCATTACTTAACTGCGGATCTCCAAGTATAAAACCAGTTGCCTCGTCTATTTTCAAATCCAAAGGTGTGAGGGGATCTTCTAAAACACCTTGAGTTTGATCTAGACTTGGAGTAGTGTTTACATTAGACAAATCCAACCATTTCATGTTACTTTCGCCTGAGACACTCAAGGTATACTTTCCTTGGTTTGCATTATATGATTCAGTTACAGTAGATATTAAACCACCAAAAACATGCATCCCTGCGTTTCTTAACAACGACCCAGTTCTCATTAATTTGTATAAATCCACGGGTATTATATCATCAACACCAAATTGTCTCATCTCTTCTTGGATTACTGCGTCACTTACTTCTTGATTTTTAGCAAAGCTTCTGATGAACTGGGTATTATTTATGATAGCATTAAGGGGGCCAATTACTTCGCCATCTTTAAAAGTATTACCACGAATGTATATATGAATACCATCCATAGGCTGTATAATTGGCTTTCCTAAATAACTCAGTCTCATCTGTCTTCGTGCGTATGGTACGTTGGTGTCCTTAGGGTCAAACTCTACATCAGTTTCAGAAAGTCTTTGAATTGTTGTTACATAATCTTGTAACGAGTTAAACACCTCTATCATCAGCTGATCTTCTTCTAGTGTAAGTTGCTCGATAGGATCCAATTGCGCAAATACTATTCTAAAATTATTTCTGTTAAATGGTTCGGTGATAGCAGATATGCTGCCGGTAACCTTGTCGGGCGCGCTGGATGTAGGATTTATCTCAAAAATTATTTCAGCTCTATTTCCACTGCTAAGACTACTATTAGGATCGCTTAAATTGAATCTTGTGTTTCTTGCGGTTCTTAGTTTTTCTTCTTCTCTTCTCGCACGTTCCAATATTGCCTGAGGCCCTAAAAAGTTTCTTTGGGTATCTGTGGAAATTTGTGCGCTTGCGGGAACATCGAGGAGATCTCTGAAAGCTGATTTAACTGCTATTTCTATCTCATTATCGGTGATAGTCAGTAAGTTGTACGGATTTTCTACCGATAAAGATATAGTTCCCAAATCACCATAATTTAAACTTAAACTTGTGTTTATAGAGTCCACTAGGGTTAATTCGATGACGCCCGTACCTCTACCAGTGTTATCTACATCGGAAGTATCCTGAGTATCAACAACCCAAGTGGTGCCCGTTGCTGCTTTGGTTTGTCTAGCCTTTTGCCCTAATTCTCTAATTTTTTCTACTTGAACATTGAAACTAGCAGATCCTTCCTTAAGATCTTGTAATGCCTTCTGTAATTCGACTATGCTTGCACCAAACTCAACTTGCGCCCGAGCCTCAACCTCTTCTTCTGCACTTACAATTAAAGAATCCATAGCGTCGGCCACCTGTTCTATAACAGCAAAGTCCAACTCAGACTCTTCTTCTACAAGAGTCCCAAGCTTAGTTAGTCCCTCATAAGCAGCAATCTGAGCACACTTCTTTTCAAACAAAGCTTTGGTAGCGCGATAAAACAACTTTTCTCCGGCATCCATGAACTTAGAATCATGTTCGTTCCTTAGAGACCAAAATACTCTTTTCTTTATATATACAGTTAGCTGAGGCGCTTGGGTAGTTATTCTGCGAGTTTTTACATCGTCTATACTTTGTAACCCAGAACTAGCGCCTTCTCCTACAAACGCAGTTCCAGGCACATTTTGAAAACCATCATCAACATAAACGTTTTCTTTTGGAAGAGGTTCTCCTAAATTACTAAGCGCAGAGAGAGAGGTAAGTTGGTTTAAACCATCTTTAACTTTGTTAAACTCGGTGGTCATTCCGTTTAAAAAATCACCAAACGAGTCTTCTCTTATTCCGGCATCTCCGCCAAATATTATTGCCATCTTTAATTTCCTTATGTTACTTGACTAGCACCAAAAGGTACTATTGTTGGGGCAGGGCCAACACCTATTATAGGAGTAGCCTCGGTAAGATTCTCCGATGTAATACCAAATGATGCGGCTAATTGACTCCCACCAAAAGTTAATGGAGCATTTTCTGGATGGAATTGATCTGGATTTTCGCTATTCAATCCTACAAACCCTCGTATTGCATTTCCTATTCCATTGATAAGCTGTCCGGCTGGATCATCAGCAGCAGGCTCTTTGTGCCAAGGCATAAAGTTTTTGCGCATCCCTCTTGTTTCAGTAGCCATGAATCTTAGGTTATAATCAAACAAACCTAACTTTTCTGCGCCTTCAGTAACAGTAAACTCGGTGAAATAACCTTTGTACTGTACACCTTGATAAAACAATAAAATGCTTGTAGCTAAAGACGCCAACGAAGGTCTTAACAAAAAGTTTCTTTTTTGAATTTCTTCAGCTGTTCTGGAAAACAAAGTATTAATATCGGTACTAGTATCTATCTCATTTTCTATTTGTTGTATATCGTTCATAAGCTGGGCGGAAATTAAATCAAAGCCTCGGTTTTCACTACGGTACACATCTCTCAATATATTAATTCCTTTGATACCAGAAGATCCTGTTGTGCCAGATAGAGTAAGTTCGGTGAGATTTTCTCCCCAGTATTGAATAACAAATCCACCTTTAGTACGAGTGTTGGCTATTTGCTTCGAATCACGAACAATGAAGCTCTGAGGGTTGATATACATCTTAACAGAACTACCATTAGGAAGTCT